AAAAATTTCAAGAATATGAACAAACAGATTTCATAAAATTGCCATTTTAATATTTATTATTAAAGGAATAGGCTCATGGATAAAAATGATGAAATATTCAAAGGAACCAGTTTTGCTGACTTAATGTCTGATGTCTATCATAATTCTAAAAAGAAAGATAGACAAATGAATCAACTCATTGCATCGCTTCAGCCTTTAATAAAAAATGCGTCAGATGCTACCGTTGTTATGCCATTAATCAAAGATATTTTAGATGTATCCATTAAAAATGATGATCATCTAGTTAAACTAACTGCAATTGTTCAAAGATATATATCAACCACACAAACTATTTCTGGTGCAGATTCTCTGTTAAGTGATACAGAAAAACAACAACTACTTCAGATCGCACAAAACACATTTTCAGAAGAATTAGATACTGAAATTGATAAAATGACTCAGGAAGAAGAAATTATCAAACAAAAAATTGATGAAGTAAAAAACAAGTTGAAAGACAACGAAGATGCAGCATGACAATGTACAATTTGATATTGCAGAAGTTTTAAGCACAGATATTTCATATGCATACAGTGAAAATATAGCTGGGTCTGGTTTACATATCATGTATGTTCGTTCTATCACTGACAATACTAGAATAAAAGAATATACAGTTAAACCAATCGATTTAAACAATATAAAACTTCCGGTTGTTGGGGAAATTATACTAACATGTAAAACAGTTAATAGAACACAACAAAATCATGATGCTACTGATCGATATTCTTGGTATTATTTACAAACATTAGCATTGCAATCTGGTATAAATAACAACAGATCTACAGGAATGAGTTATTTTACTCCAGAATTAAATGCAACGGATACACAAAATATACCAGGCGGACGTACGTTTGATGATAAATTCATAACTTCTCCATTACAATTGTTTGAAGGAGATTCTGTTTATCAGGGTCGAAACGGACAAAGTATACGTTTTGGAACTACTTTGTCTACACAACAAGATTCATATTATTATAAACAACCAACATGGTTAGGTGAAACTGCAGGCGATCCAATTATAATAATTTCTAATGGTCGACAAAATTTACCTAACAAAGAATTTGTAGTTGAGGACATTAATCAGGATGCAGCATCACTGTATTTAACGAGCACACAAAAACTTCCTATAATATTAGGTAATAATGAGTCTCCAAATTCATTAACAGGATGTTTAACACCTGGTGGTTTGGAGTCTAATTATATAGGATCACAATTAATTGGAATATCTGATCGTGTTATTATAAAGGCAAAAACAGATTTAGCAGTTATAGATTCTCCATTAGGCATAGTTTTAAACTCTACCGGTCAAATAAAATTAGGTAGCGAAGATGCGTCGGAGAGTATGGTTCATGGCGATGTATTACTTAGTATTTTACAAAACATTTTAAATCAATTACAAACAGGTATAGTTTGCGGAACATCAACAGGAACATTTATTAATCTTTCATATGCAACGAAAGCTCAAAAACAATTACAAGAATTATTAAGTTCAACATATTTTATAAACAAAAATACATATTAATATGGCAGTTACACCACCCTTCGATCGAATAGTAAAATTACCAGCACAAGGTGTTGATATTATTCAACAACAATTTAATCGTTTAATAGATGATACATTAGAAAAAATAAAAAAATCAATACAAGATATCGTAAAGCTACCTGCAGGGATAGATTGCAATGATCCTCGCGTTAAATCAGTTAAAGAAACATTAGGAATTATTCAAAATAATTTGCAAAAGATACAAGATAACTTACCAAGAATACAAGAAATTGTATCACTAGTAGCTACCGTTATACAAACAGCAAGCGCTATAAAAAATGCAATTGCAGTAATACAACTATCAAATTTTGCTACTGCAGGATTATATATAGCACAGATCAGCCAACAACTGCAGGATGAATTAATTGCAAATGCAATACAAGCTATAATACCATTACAATCACTTCCAGAACAAAGCATATCAAAACTACAATCATTAGTTCCTTCTTTACAAAATGCAATATCTAAATTAGGTTCTGTTTGTAATGAAGATATTGATATTACTATTCCTAATATAACGGATAATACAGATCAAGTAAACTTTCCAGCTGGATTTGATTACAATGATTTATTACCTTCGGAATTTTATCGAGAAATAAATGTATCAGAAGCGGATCTAATACAACGATCTGATAATTTACGGAAATTAGTTGAACAACAACAAAACTTGTTAGAATCATTACGTGAAGCACCAAGTCAAGTTTATAAACAAGCAGGTATCCCTCCAAATGATTTAGGTAAATCTGGAGATTTTTATGTAGATACCCAGAATAATATAGCATATGGACCTAAGCCATCAGACACTGAGTGGGGAGGTCCTTTAAATTAACATTATACATATTTATAATAAAAACAAATACTTATGGATTCAAAAACACTAGTAAATGCACTTAAATCAGCAGTGCGAGAGGTTATTAAAGAAGAATTAACTGAAATCCTCCGAGAAGGGTTGCAGTCTACGGTTACAGAAATGAAACAAGAAAAGCCAAATGCATTGGTAAACACTACTACGAAAAAATCAGGAGCTAACTTTAAACGTAATTCGTTTTCTGACGTGTTAAATGATACAACATCACTTCGCGAGCAAGCACCAGTTAGCAGTTATGCACAACTAATGAATGAAGAAATGGAAACATTGTCTTTTTCTTCACGCAATGCACAAGGATTTGGAATGCAACGTCAAGCAGCAGCTCCACAAATAATGGAAGATCCTGAAACCGGTAAAAACATGAAAGTTGATCCTGTTATTGCAAAAGCAATGACTCGAGATTATTCTGCGTTAATGAAAGCTATTGACAAGAAAAAAGGTAAATAATGGGATATAATATAGTACCTTCTGATCAGATTGAATTGAGAAATGATGCGTTAGGTATTAGTTACAGCTCAGATCGTACTACAATATTTAGTAGCATTACTACAGATATACTACAGGCTCGAGAAAATTTAATAAATTTACTGCTAACAAAAAAAGGAGAACGAGTACTCAACCCAAATTTTGGATCAGAACTATTATATGTTTTATTTGAACCAAATATAGATAGTTTAAAAGAAGTTGTTATTGATATTATAACTACAGCTGTAGAACGTCAGTTGCCTTATATTGTTTTAAATGAAATTGATGTAGCTACATTTGAAACAGATCCTAATTTACAAAATTCAATACGAGTAAAAATAACATTTTCAGTATCATCGGTTGAAAGAAACGCAATAACACTAACTGCATCTAATAGTGGAAGACTAACAGTGGAATAATAAAATGAAAAATTCTAAAGATATTTCGTATTTAGGGAAAGATTACAACCAATTCAAAGCAAACCTAATACAGTTTGCTCAACAATATTTTCCTAATACGTATACTGATTTTAACGAGGCATCTCCAGGTTCACTATTTTTAGAATTAGCTGCATATGTTGGTGATGTATTATCATTTTACTCTGATAATAATTTAAAAGAAGCTTTATTAGAGCAAGCATCCGAACGTCAAAATATATTTGATATTGCTAAACAATTGGGATATAGTCCAAATAATGCAGTACCGGCATATGTTACTTTAGATTTATATCAACTAGTTCCAGCAACAGGTACCGGAGACAATGTACGACCAAATTTTGATTATGCACTTTCAATTAAACCAGGTATGCAGGTAAAACAATCAAATGGAAATGCAGTATTTAGAACATTGGACTCTGTAGAATTTGCATTTTCATCATCTGCGGATACTACGGAAGTTACTATATATGAAACAGACAGTTCAACCAAACTACCTACATATTATTTGTTGAAAAAACAAGTTAAAGCAGTTTCTGGAGAAGTAAAAACATCAAGATTTACATTTACAACGCCAGTAGCATATGATAAAGTTGTTTTACCAGAAACAAATATTATACAGGTAATATCAGTAGAAGAATCAGATGGTGATAATTGGTATGAAGTTCCATATTTAGCACAAGACACAATTTTTGAAGCTGTTCCTAATTTGTTGGAAAATGATCCAGATTTTGTAAATTATAGATCTACCGCTCCTAGTTTATTAAAAATGAAAAAAACTGCAAAACGATTTATTACTAGATTAAGAAGTGATAATAAATTAGAATTACAATTTGGAGCTGGCGTATCTGATAATAATGATGAAGAGATTGTTCCTAATCCAACTAACGTAGGAAACGGATTGTCAGGAGTTCGTAAAAGCATAGATATTGATATAGATCCTTCAAATTTTTTATATACGAGGGCATATGGACAAGCTCCTTCTAATACCACATTAACAGTAACATATTCAGTTGGTAATGGTGTATCGGATAACGTTGGGATAGGTGTTTTAACGAATATAGATTCTGTAGAATACAATGATGATATTAATAGCACTAATAGTGCGTCAATTACTAATTTTATTAAAACTACATTAGCTGCAAATAACGTTTCACCAGCTGCTGGCGCAAAATCTGCAGATTCACTGCAAGACATAAAAAATAATGCGTTAGCTAATTTTGCTACTCAAAACAGATTAGTTACGCGTGAAGATTATATTGTTCGTGCATATTCAATGCCAGCTAAATTTGGTAGTGTTGCAAAAGCATACATTGTTCCAGATGATCAAATATCACAACAAGATTTGGAAGATACACGGGTAGCAAATCCATTAGCAATGAACATGTATGTGTTAGGATTTAATACCAATAAACAACTAACTATGTTGAACGATGCAATCAAAACAAATTTAAAAACATATCTTTCAAATTACAGAATGTTAACAGATGCAATTAACATAAAAGATGGGTTTATTATTAATATAGGATTAGAGTTTGAAATATCAGTACTATCAAATTATAATAGCAATGAAGTTTTATTGAATTGTATCAATGAATTAAAAACATATTTCAATGTAGATCGTTGGCAAATTAATCAGCCCATAATAAAATCAGAAGTACAACAACTAATAGGAAGAGTACCAGGTGTATTGTCAATAATCAATGTTTACTTTAAAAACAAATTCGATGATGCATTAGGTTATTCTGGTAATATTTATGATTTAGCTGCAGCAACACGTAACGGAGTAATTTATCCTTCATTAGATCCTAGCATATTCGAAGTTAAATTTCCAAATCAAGATATTCGAGGAAGAGTCGTAAGTTCTTAACTGTTTTATATTTATAGTAAAAGGACTATAAATGGGCGTAATTCGTGATAATCGTACGAAAATGGTTCCTGGAGCTCTTATTTCAGCAAGTTATGTTTCTGACGTATACAATGTTTTAACTGGTAATACTGTTGAAAATATAGCATTTTCTGGATCTGTAAACATAACCGGCAGTTTGATTGCCGTTCTAACCGGTACTGCATCTTTTGCTAATACTGCATCATATAGCATTGTAACAACCAACGTAGTAACTAGTTCTAGTTTTGCGGATACTGCTTCATTTGCTTTAAACGTACCTACTCCACAATATCTTTATATAGACTCG